ACTTGTATCTATTGAATAAGCATCTAATAAAACCTGTGTTTTAGTAGCCACTTCGCTTTGGTCATCTGCTATAGTCTGTACTGCAATAAGAGCCATATTCTCCCCCTCTTATGCTAAACCATAACCAAGTGCGACCACTCTTATAGTCTCTGCAACATTTACACCTGTAGCTAAAGCCATACCAGATCCTGCTGTTGTGCTAATATAAGCTTGAAGAGTTCCTGCAACCCAATTATACTGGGCTTTAGACCCACCACAAAATAAAAGGGTGTCTATACTAGACATACCAAAAGCAGAAGAAGGTAAAGAAAGCCCTTCTTCGGGCCAATGTGTGGGAGAACTAGCTAAAACTACATCGGCAATGCAGATTCTTTTATTTCCCATGACGGTTATTCCCCCTTCAATAGGGGTAATTGACGTAATTGTTGTAGCCATTATTCATTCTCCTTTTAGGCCAAACCATAACCAATTGCCATAATTCTAATAGTTTCATTAATAACAATCGCTTTAATTGCCATTGCAGCACCTGCGGTGCCACTTACATAAGCCTGTAATGTATTTGATGCCCATTTATAGTTTGCTTGAGAGCTTCCTGTAATAACTACAGCATCCAAACCCGCCATCCCAAACTGAGAGGGGGTTAAAGGAACTCCAGTAGAAGTGGGCCATGTGCCCCCATCAAAAAGAATATCTGCAAAAAGAATTCTTTTATTTCCCATTACCGTTCTTCCACCTTCAATAGGTGTGATTGAAGTAATTGTAGTGTCTGCCATATTATACCTCCAATATAAAATATATTTTATTTAACTCTTCTTCATCAATATGTAAATTAAATCTCTCAATAAAAAAGTTATAGAAACTTTTTCTTGGGGTTAATTTTAAATGACATGATCTGCATAAACTAACTAGATTAGAATCCATATTATGTTCTTTTATAAAATCTATATGATGCACAGACAGCTTTTCTTTTAACGTATTTTCATGTGCCCCACATATTTGGCATACAAACCCATCTCTTTCTCTAATTCTAGATTTCAATAAGTTATTAAATGCAGGGGTGTACTTTTCAAAACTAACGCCCCCTCTCCAATGAGGGGATTTATCACCAGAAGGATTACATCTTTCTTTATAATTGGAGATATTTATATATCTAGCTTTTCTTTCTTCAATCTGCTGTGCCCTAAATACAGGGTCTTTCCATCGTTCTTTTAACGCAGCAATTCTAATCGGCACAGCCGCTAAATTCTTCAACCGCCATTCTGGTTTTTTAGCATTGTTTCTATTAGCAATTGTTACGTTGTCTAAGATCTCCTTTTTCAATATCTCCTCCTATATTTCATATCCCAGAGGCTTCCACCTTTCCTCTGAGCCACTCTTCGTGGGATTATCCTACCTACCATTTTAAGGTATGGTCAAACTGTTTAGACTAGTTTACGCCTTAAGGTCTGAAATCTTATACATAAGATCGGGCCTAAGACACCTGAACTCCATCATGGTAATAAACATACCTCTGATGACCAAGGAATTTGCAGCAAAGTAGTCCCTGTTTTCCACGTACTGCGTAGGATACATAACCGCTACCTCAAGATAGTCAGTATCTAACATGTAGAAATCGGAACCCTGAACCACATCAGCAGTGTTCATAGACTTAGCTGTATCGGGATCGGGCAAGATGGGAACACCCCTATACGTAGCAAGCTGGAAACCAGCCCTAGTACCAGGATATGTTCTATCATCGCCAACACCCACAATATAGTCAGTAACGTCCACAAACCTCTGTTGAGCCTGTAGAAGCTGGTTGAAATTATCATACTGATCGAGACCAGTAACGATTAATTTGGGCTCTCCACCGTTTTGACGGATGGTTTGGAAACCCATATCAACCAAAGGAAGAGTAATGTCCCTAGCAACACCTGCATTATAGGGATTAGTATTTGCACCTGCAAAGTAATTGCCAGCAGCTCTAGCAGTGCTATTATAAAGAGCAACCGCAGCACCACCAGCCACACCACCAACCAAAAGGCCATCGGTCATACAAGCATCATCGATGGAAGTAAGACCAGACCTAGAAAGTACATAAACCACATCGCCATTGGCAGGAGCATTACCAGCATGCCCAGAAGTACTGATTTGACCAGCACTTGAAACAGCAGTAACAGTTCCACCAGCACGAGCAGCAGTACCAGTTGTGCTATAATAACCTAAAGTATCGCCAACCTTGAAATTATATGCTTGGTTATAACCAGCAGTACCAGTACCAATAACAAATGTATATGCATCGGCATTTGCACCACTAGCAATAAGATAAGCACTACCAGCAACCAATTCACCCTCGATTTCCTTTACATGGTCACGAGATGAAGCTTCCTGCTCCACCGCAAATTGATTACCGATGCCGCCTTCCAAAGCGGAGACAGCCTGGGATTTAAGACTCACACCAAACGTAGTTACGATCTGTTTGGGATAAGTATATACACCCACATAGTTGGAAACATCAATAGTAGGAAGATTGCCAACTTCGGACACAGGGCGGGAACGACCCACACCTCTGTCAGTCCTCAGACGCCAACCAACCGTAGGACCCCAGTCCACCTTTTTAATAGCATTAAAGGTTACTGTTTTGTTGTTAAGAGAGTCCCATACCTTTTTACCATACGTAGCAGTAAAGGTATCTGCAACCTGCATATAGGTCTGCTTCTTAAAGAAATCAGGACCAAAAAGATAGCCACTAAGGGGGCCTGAAACCCTACCAAATTGTCCACCGCCCATGCTTCTTTGAGCTTGGGCCATATATTCACCGAGTGAGTAATCAGCCATAAACGACCTCCTTGTCTAAATAATTACCTGCCGAAAGGATTAAATTGACCAAGTCCTTCCCGCATTTGACCAAGTTGTTGCCAAGACATACCAGACATATTATCCAGAGTCTTTTCAAGATCTTTCATATTATCTTTCTTTCCTTCATCTGCACTCTTTCTTAATGAATTGGTATCTTCATCAACACCAAATCTAGTAACATCGGGTCTGCTAGGTCTAAAGCCCATTTTCCTCATCATTCTCTGGGTTTCATCCCGAATAAGAGGTTGAACAGACTTTTTAATTTCCTGAGCAATTGACTTGCTAATTGCAGGGGCCTTAGAATTGGCAATAAGAGAAGAACGAATATCTTTCAAAAGGGATTTCATTTCGTTCATGTCCATACCAGTCGGGCCACCGCCCTTACCACCTTCTTCCCCACCTTCTAACTCAGCTTTCTTAGCTTCCGCAGCAGCCATAATTGCATCCAATGTTGCGGGATCATTTGCTTCTGCAACAGTGGTGTCTTCACCGCCATCGCCCATATCGCCTTCCATGTCACCACCTTCCATTCCACCACCGAAACCACCTGCTTCTTCATCACCACCAAATCCACCAGTTTCCAAACCCTCTTCATCATCTGCATATGCCATTGAATCATCGCCCATAGCATTCTGTAAACTGTCCTTAGTCCTTATACCACCACTTCCACCTATAGCAGTACTACCGTCTGAAGAAGACATTTCTCCAGTATCAGTATTTTGAGGATTGGCTCTTGCAGTTCCACCAATAACACTCTTTCTCATTGATTTCGCCACTCCCGTACCTGGCTTTCCAGTCGGTGCATCCCCACCTACAATCGGTTCATCAGCTTGATTCTCACTGATCTTAGGGGGTTTATCGAGCTTTGCTCTAGTTTGTTCAGCATCTTGCTTTGTAAGATACCCACCGATATCTTTAAGAACATCGAGCATCTCACCCCATAATTGTTGATTCATAGATTACCTCCTTTATTTATTGCAATAAAAAAACCTAGGAACAATAAAGATTCCTAGGTTAATTATACAGGAAGTAACCCTACATCCAAAACTTTATTACAATAATTTCATATCTTTTAGAAAATCTTTTCCAAATTGCCAATCTTTTATCTCTGCATGATACTTTTCTTTTAGGCCCCCAAGAAAGAAACCAATTACAAAAGCATTCTTTATTGTAGATTGTGGCCCTTCCATAACCATTCCTCCATATACATAAGGCAAGACTATTTGCCCCATTATATCCCAATGGCCTTCAAGAAAGTCTGCACCATCCTTCATAACACCCATTAAGGTCTCATCCTTAAAGTTGATACCAAGAGAGGTTCTTATCTTATTGCAAAACTCTGCTTTCATCTGCTCTTCATCTAGTTCACCCTTATTGAACGCCATATTGGGTTTCTTTCTACGATGAATTCTTTTCTTTTTTATTCCTTCGGGCTTTTCATTTTTGTAGGGAAGTCCTGGGTCTTCGGGCTTGTTTTCTTCGTTGTTAATTTCTTCTGTCATAATATCTCCTATAGACTCAGTATATCATATTTGTACTTAAATTCAAAGTTGGTTCTGGAGCTAGGGCTCAAACCTAGAATCTTCACTTTCAAAGAGTGACGAGTTATCGATTACTCTACTCCAGAACGTTTCTTTCTATTATTTACTACCCCCAGTGGGAATCGGACCCACACATTAGATTTAGAAGATCTAAATTCTATCCATTGAATTATGGGGGCATGGTGAGAACGGTGAGACTCGGACTCACACGGGATGTTTCACCCACCAGTTCTTAAGACTGGTGCGTCTACCAATTCCGCCACGTTCTCAAATTGCAGGGAGGGAATGAGATAAAAAACAGACACATAACAATCAATAATCACACTAGTGTTGCCTTGCCTTCTTACCGCTAGGTTACGCAACTTACAACTGATATATTCAGTTAGTAGATCTCTATTCCCCTACCCTACAAAACTGGCCCCCTCTACGTTTAAAGCCACTCCTATTTCCAATCCTACTACCCCAGACTAGCTGAGATTCAGATCTTCGGTACATATGGCTACCAGTTATTTATTTAAAGCCATTCTTTATAGGGCCCATCATCTAAACCAACAAGGTCTACTGAATTGTTGGTTCTAGAAATCGCCCTAGAAATATTCCTTTGAAGCTTTAGTAGTTCTTTTACCTTGTTCATATTTTCTACTAAATCAAAGGTAGCTTGCCACTTTGCATCCACCTCTACCTTTCGATACTCCCAAGCACTATCCTTTGCTAGAGCCCTGAGTCTAGAAACCTCCTCTGCCAGATCTTTTTGAAGAATAAGCCCATCAGCTATTTTCATTATTCTTTTTCCTCCTTATTATTTTCTTTTGCTATTTCTTGAAGTTCTTTCAACATACTTTCTCTCATTTCTTCGGGCATTTTATCTAAAGAGGCTTTAATCATAGCCCCACTAATCTCTCCTTCTGCTAGTTGAACAGGATAAAGTTTATTGGATAAAAGACATAAGAAATCTGTAATATCCCACCAACTCATAAGTTCATAGTTAGTAGGGATGGATAACTTTGAATTATCCAAGTCTGGAAAGGTAGATACAAATTGATACGTCTTTGCTACAAGATATGATAAATAATATCGAAGTTCTTTCATTCTTTCTCCTTTATATATTAATTAATAGATAGATTAAAACTGGGGCATAAATTAAA